TGTATAGACGCTGTAATCAACGATCTGCGGTTCAGTCATTGCCTGTCCTTTTGTCGGTACTCCGACCCTAGAACATAGATCAAGCCTTAGGTGGGATTTCCCCAAACACCTTTAGAAATGCGGCTTTTACAAAAATCACAGAGTCGGCGGCCTGTGGAGTTATCTCAATGTGGAACCAATCGCCCCCTGGTGCGCCATGAATGGTTGGCTTGCTGTATTTCTTCCATGCCTGACGATCGCAACGCCATGCGCGCCCGTACGGTGCAGGGAAATAGTCAAGAATGCACTCGACGCCAAGCGTGTTTGCGTTAGCAACGACAATGTCAATAAACGACAACGCGCCTTTACGACTGGCCTGTGCATGTTTTTCCGATTTTCGGTAGCTGGCGTCCCACGCTCTACCCGTAGCATGAACACTCAAAGTTCCAGCACTACCGCGCATGTCGCGCACACCCCAAGAACCGTTATTCCAAAGCGCACCATTTGATGCAGCGATTGCTTGCTTAATCCACTCGTTCATGCCGGCACGGGGGCCTGCTGATGCGCCGTCGCTGTTGCCCGTATATGGCCTTGCGTTGGGATTAATTTTCGCTGTTGCCACGCCCAAACGCCAAATCTTTAGGGTTCACGTATCGAATGAGTACTGGCACAAGCGCGGCTAATGCGGCTTTGCCTAGGTCGGCTGGGTCGGTGTTGCCGGTCGAATAGACGGCGAGAACGGCTGCGATGATTGAACGACCGTAGGACGCTAATAATGCTTTGTCTTTAGTCTTCATCGTCTTTGCCTTTCGTTTTGTTTTTTAATCCGTTGGATGCAAGTAAGCCTATAAGACCGCCAGAGAGTGTCATCAGCATTGGGTTAAGCACCGAGAATGCTTCTGCATCGTTCGGGGCTTGCTCGAGTGGCTGGGTCACAAATAGCAAGCCGTAAAGCAATGTGAAAATTGAGCCCACAAATGCAAGCGTCAGTCCAATGCCTACGATGAGGATTAGGCGCGCTTTGATTTCCTCGTTGGTGTATTTAGGCACAGCGTCCCGTCCCAATCTGTATGTCGCTTGTCATGGTTACAGCTTTAGATCCTGCGCGCTGACAATTCACGCGCTCACGATCAGCGCAACCAGAACAACCCCACACAACAACTGCAACTAACAAACTGCAACCGAATAGGTAACGCCATTTCATTCTGTTACTTCTACAAACTCGTCAAGCGTTTCGTCATACTTCATGCCGATGCCGGCATAGCGTCCTCGAATGTTGTTGTTGTATGACGTGCGTACACATTTTTGACCGCGGTATTTGGCATACCATTTTTCTGGTGTCAAGCCTTCGATCTTTTTGGTTTCGTCAACGCCAGCGATCACTTCGGTGACAATGTTGTTTTCGTCTAAAAATGCGTAATGTGCCATTACACCCAACTCACGTTTCCTGTGCCTGCAGTAATTGTTGTTACCTTGAAACCGCCTGATGCAGCTGCGGTTGAGCCAGTCAAACCTGCGCCGATCGTAATGGTGTATTCGTCTGGGTATTTGAGAATGATGATTCCCGAACCACCGTTTCCGCCTTGGGAGTTTCCGCCGACGTTCCAACCACCACCACCGCCACCACCGCCACGGTTTGCTGTTGCGTTTGACGCAGAGTTAATAATGGTGCCACCGCCACCAGACGAAACACCGCCTGAACCTGCATTGGTTCCACCGATGCCACGGTTGCCAGTATTTGCTGATGTGGTGTTTAAGAAACCGCCACCACCACCAGAGCCGTAAACGTCGCTTGTTCCGCTTATTGTTGTTGTTAGACCTTCACCACCAGCGCCAGCAAGTGTTGATGTTGCATTCGAGCCAACAGCGTTTTTACCACCACCGCCACCACCAGCAAAACTTGGCGAAGATGAAAACCCATTGCCACCGTTATTGCCTTGTCCAGCTGTGCCGGTGCCACCTGTGCCTGTTTGTGAACCACCACCACCTGAACCACCATTACGGCCGTTTAAGGTTGTTGTTGCCCCACCGCCAGCACCAAACGTTGCTGTTAAACCAAAACCTGTTGTGGATGTGCCGTCAAAACCTGCAACGGTGTTTACTTGGCCAGCACCGCCAGCGCCAATCGTAAGCGAATAGTTTGTGCTGACCACTCGTGCAATTGTCGCGTTAAGTACACCACCGCCGCCGCCTGCGCCACCAATGTCACCACCGCCGCCGCCACCGCCAGCAACAAACAAATACTCAACGTCGAGGGATGGGACGCCACCAAAGGCCAAGATTTGCATGGCGTTATGCGCTGAGACTGCCTACAGCCACCCATGTGTCGGTTGCAATTTTGACGCAAGTTGCCACCGAATACTGTGCAGTAGTTTTGAGCCTTGAGTTTGCTGATCGAATAGTTACGCCAACGCCAGGAGTAATTGTGACCTGACCTGCGCCAAGTTGCATAATATTGATCTGAGTGCCAATACCGAACGCGACGCTTGAGTTCGGTGGAATTGTAAACGTGATCGCTGAAGCGTTATCAAGGGTTACAAGGTCGCCGTCGTCGCCGAGCACAGCGGTGTAAGTGGTGCCAGTCTGGGCGTTCAACGCGATTTGTGCGGTTGCCAAAGCGTTCTGTTGCGCGGCGGTCAAGACCTGTCCAGCGGTGAAACTTTGCCTAGTTGCCATAAGTGCTCCTTATCCTAAAACATTCTGTTCGTCGAGTGTGCCATATGTCGGATTGTCCAATATCAACTCATAAACGATCGTGGTTGGGGCAGTTGAATACAGCACCCTATGGCCTGTGCTGAAATCCAGATAATGCTCGATACCTTCAACCGAGAGCTCTTGCGCCAATTGGGTTGTGCCAGCACCGCTGGGGAATGTTTTTTCTATTTGGATTGTGTCACCAATTTCGAGTGTGGCCAGCGTGTCGCGTTGCTCTTCGGTCAGCATTAGGAACTTGGTTTCCACGCTTGTATATCGTGCCTCTGGGTTTGGGTTAAGCAGATATTCGGCGGCGGCTTGGATTTGGCCAGCCTGATGCAAAAGGCTGTTTGTGATGCTGGCGGTCTGAATGAAATATGTGGCAATTGATGTGGCATCGTCGGCTGTGTATGTGGTGCCATCCAAACCAGTTACGACTGATCTGTTGATCACGGAATCGGCCTCAAAACTAATGCCTACGCCGTCATATTTGTACCCTACGCCGGTATCAGTAAATGATGCGGCTGGCGCGCTAAGGGTTGTTCCTATGCGTTCTTGAAATGTGAACACGCCTTCCCTCGACATAAACACGCGCCCAAACTCTGCTGTTTCGTTGATCTGCGTAATGTACTGCAGCACGTTGGTTCCTGCTGGCACGTTGTACGCGCTGTCATGACCAAGGTCAACTGTGCCCGTAGCAATGTCACGCGATGCAACAGGGAAATCTACTTCTGGCAAATCCAACACGGTTTCAATGCGTTGGCCTGATGTTTCAGATGTTGGGTTTAGCGCGTCTAAATAGGTTTGGGCCAGCAGATAGAACTGGTCAGCGCAATAGACAGTTACGGTGTCCAAGCCGCCTAAAGCAAAGTTGTAGTCATAGTTGACGATGTAGCCAGAAAAGATGTATTCCTCGACATTGGTTGCGTCGTAGCGCAGCAATCTAACTTCGCGCAAAGGAGCAAGCCCAGGCTTTGATTCAGCGGTGTCGTAATAGGGGCTGTTTTCGTCAAACGGGTTAAAAATGCCATCCACGTCTTGAATGGTGAATGTCATCGTGCCTGCGCTGAATTGATCGCCAACGTCACGGCGTCCGCGTCGCACGCTTATCTTTGTAACCGAGTTCAAGACGCTGGCAAACTCGCTGTCACCGTCAAGCACATACGCTGCATTATCTAAAATGCCCTTGTTGATGTCGTCAAGGGTAAATGCGTTTTGCAAAAACCCTGTGGCAATTTGTAGTTCGTAATTGCCTGAATCAACGACCGCTACGCCTGGCATTACGCCACCTGTAACTGCAACGGCCCAGCGCTACGCGAGTAGGCGCGCAAGGCGTTAACGACTGACTCACCGATCTCGGCGCTTGTAGCAAGTCCGCCTGTGACGTTGATTGTTATTCCGCCGCCGTTTTGCAAGCGGTCTAATGGCACTACTGCTTCTGGGCCTGCTTCGCCAATTAGGGCAAGAGTTGGGGAGCTGACAATGCCACCTTCGGCCATGCGCGGTAGGTTCATGCGACTTGCGGCTTGTGTAGCCGAGTTGCCACCGATGCTTGGCAGGTTGACGTGGGCAATGGTCTTGATGTCTGGCGCAATTGGAATGGCGTTGTAAGCGCGAATGATGCCGTTGACCATCATGATTGCACCGTTGACCACGGACTCGAATGCGCCGAGAATGCCGTTGATAATTGCGTTGACGCCAGTCTTAAACCAGTCAAACTTGTTGTACGCGACAACTAGCGCGGCGACGAGTAGCGCGACGCCTGCAGCGATCAGGGCAAACGGGTTGAGCGCCATGGCAATGTTTGTGGCCACGATCGCAGCTGCTACTAGACCGATGGCGCCAGCAATCGCCAGGAATGCTTTGGGGTTGTCTTGAGCCCATGCAGCAAATTGGTTAAGCACAGGCAGGACGGCTTCGAGCACCGGCAACAGCGCTGCACCGATTGACTCTTTGGTTTCGCCAATTGAGTTCTTGAGAATCTTCATTTTGCCTGCAGCGGTTTCGGCGCTGGTTGCCGTAGCACCACCAAAGGTTCCACCGAGCACGTCCATGACTTCGTTTAGGCTTGCGCCTTCTTTGATCATGGTTGACATCTCTGGGCTCAATGATCGGAGCGCCTTAAAGTTGCCCTGGTATGCCTTGGCAAGCGCGTCAGCGACGCTGGCAGAATCCATGCCGGTGGCCGTGCTGATGTCCATG